GGTTCGGATACGTGGGCGGGGCCGGCCGGTGAGGTGACGGTGCCGGGGCGATGAGTGGGGTTTCGGTGTTGGCGGGGGTGCGTGCGGTTCGTGCTGCGCGTGCTGGGCGTCGGCCGGTGTCTCCGGCGGAGTTGGCGCGGCGGTTGGATCCGAAGTTTCGTGTGACGCCGACGATTCGGCTGCTGTCGGATATTGCGGTGCGGTCGGTGCGGGAGCGTGATCAGCGGGATTCGGTGAATACGCCGCCGCGGACGGGGAAGTCGGAGACGTTGGCGGTGTGGACGCCGGTGTGGGCGTTCATGGTGGATCCGGATTTGCAGATCGTGATCATCTCGAATGGTGACGATTTGGCGCAGGAGCATTCTCGGAAGGTCCGCGACATCATCCGCGAGCACGGCGATTTTCTGGGGTATCGGATCGCGCAGGACAAGACGGCGGTGGGTCGGTGGCGTGTTGATGGGCATAAGGGCGGCATGTTGGCGGCCGGTATCAACTCGGGTGTGGTGGGTTTCGGCGCGGATTTGATGATCATTGATGACCCGGTCAAGGATGCGGCGCAGGCGGATTCGGCGGCGCATCGGAAGCGGGTGTTGGCGGAGTATCAGGGGTCGTTGTCGACGCGTATTCATCCGGGCGGCAGCGTGTTTTTGGTGATGACGCGTTGGCATGAGGAGGATTTGGCGGGGGCGTTGGTGAAGTTGGAGCCGCAGCGGTGGCGGTCTACGAATGTGCCGGCGGTTTCGGAGGTGGGGGTGCCGGATGCGTTGGGGCGTCGTCCTGGGGTGACGATGGTGTCGGCGTTGGGTTTCACGCCGGAGGATTTCGAGAAGCGGCGCCGGTCGGTGGGTGAGCGGACGTGGTATGCGCAGTTCCAGGGGGTTCCGAAGAATCCGGCTGGTGGTTTGGTGAAGTCGGCGTGGTTGGAGGCGTGGCGGTTGCCGGTGGCGCCGGCGCGGCCGGTGTTCACGGTGGTGGCGGTGGACCCGTCCGATTCTGGTGAGGGTGATTCGTGCGGGTTGGTGGCGGTTTCGGCGACCTCGGATGGGGTGTGCGCGTTGATCGCGGACCGGTCGGCGCCGATGACGTCGGATCAGTGGGCGCGTGAGGCGGTGCGCCTGGCGGTTGCGGTGGGCGCCAGTCAGATCACGGTGGAGGGGTTCGCGGCGCGGGAGACGTATACGCGGGTGGTCAAGGAGGCGATCACGCGGGCGACCGAGCGTGGCGAGTTGGATCGGCCGTTGCGGGTGACGGCTTGGCCGCCGAAGGGTCGCGCCCGGGTCGGTGATGCGGTGGCCCGCTCGGCGGGGTTGTTGCAGGCGTTGGAGGTGGGGACGTGCCGGCTGGCGGGGCAGTTCCCGGAGTTTGAGGCGGCGGCGGTGGCGTGGCGTGCTGGTAAGCATCAGCCGGACTCGTTGGCGGCGTTGGTGATCGGTCACGATGAGTGTGTGCAGGCTGCTGGGCGGGAGTGGTCGATCACGGAGCCTGGTGGTGGCACGGTGGGGGGCGCGCCGGTGCCGGCTGGTGCTGGTGGTCGTGGCTGGGGCTCGGTGACTGCGTTGGAGGATTGGCAGCGGATGCGGGTGGGCTGAGGAGGTGGCGAACGTGGCCCTGGCCTTTACCGCGGTAAAGTTTTGACGGGCGCGGCGGGTGCCGCGTCCCCCGACGCAGCTCCCGCCGCTTGCGGTGGCCATCCCCCGATGGTCTGCCCGCGTGTTGGACGGTAACGAGTAACTACGACTTTGGGTCACCGTGTGGGGATACCGTCGCGGGTATGGCCTCGGAAACCGTGTTGCAGTGCAAGTGGTGCGCCGCCCGTCTCGACGGTGATGGTGAGCATGGGTGTGGTCGGTTCGCTGGGTTGGCTGAGTTCGATCCGGCGTCGACGCAGAATGCGGATCCGGTGGGGCGGCTGTGGTGAGCGGGCGGGATTCGCGGCGGTTGCGGTTTGCGTTCTGGCTGATGCACCGCTGTTACTGGCTGGTGGAGCGAGTGGATCGGCGGGCGGTCCCGAAGGTTTCGCCATGGGCGTTCACCTTTGAGCGTGGCCGGGGCGCGGTGATCAACACGACCGGCTCCAGTTCGGATCGCCGCGGCGCGCGGTTGATGTACTCCGACGACGTGGACTATGGGCGGGCGTGGTCAGATTCACGGTCGGTGGCCGGCCAGGATGTGCTCGGTGACTTTCTGGACCGGGAGGGTCTGCGGTGAGCGGGCAGGAGGGCCGGCTGTCTGGGTTGCCGGATGCGGCGCTGGGTCTGGCGTTGGGGATGTCGGTGGCGCGCCCGGATTCTCGGTTCGCGGGCCGGGTGTCGGCGCTGGCTGATGAGTTGAAGCGCCGCGGCGTCTGGGAGGCGTTGCTCGGGTCGTTGGATTCGGAGTTGGCGGCGCAGATCCGGCTGCTGGATTCGGTAGATCGCGGCCGGCTGTGGGACCGGACGGGCAGGCGATGAACCTGCCGGATCAGCGAAACGAAAGCATGACGATAGATCAGCGGTGGGATCGGGTCCGATGGTGGAACTTCGGACTCAAGCGCCGAATCCGGCAGGCGACATAGGGCGCGGTTACCGGCGCGGTCGTGTCCCCTTTGCCGGATCGCCGTGGCCGGGGTTACCGTGGCGGTGTCCGGGGGCGGGCATGTAGGGCTGGTGATTCTGTGACCGCTGCTGTTGACGTTCCGACCCGGTGGGAGCCGGACGAGTTGATGGTGGCGGCGGTGCTGGCGAATCCGAAGGCCAGCCGGCGAATGACGGAGTTGTCGGATCCTGATCGGGCGTTCCTGGTCGCGGGGCTGACCGCGGCGGGTGTGACAGCGCAGGACATCGCGGACCGGACGGGCTGCAGTTTGCGGCTGGTGCGGGCGATCCGCGCGCAGGAGATGACGCAGGTGTGCGTGTGGGCGCTCGACCAGTCGCGGGCCGCCGACGACCTGTTGCGGGTTGAGCAGATCGACCATGCGTCGACGCGCGCCGAGCTCGGCCGGGAGCGCGCCGAGGTGAAACGGCTGCGGATGCAGCTCGATCAGATTCTCGATGAGTTGCAGAAGTCGACGCTGTCGGCATTCCCGCGGTGTGGGCATCCGAAGGTCAAGTGGAACACGGGCCGTCGGGTAGATCGTTCCGGGGACGCGCCGCGGGTGTACGAGTACTGTTTGGAATGTAATCGGTTGCGGGCGGCCAAGTGTCGAGCCAAGAAGCGCGGGCCGATGAGCAGCTAGGTAATGCGGGTGCGTTACAGATTTTGCACCGAGGCTCCGTAGCTTCCGCGCCATGAACCTCGGTTTCCTGATTCTGGTCCTGATCGTCTATGTGCTCGCTGTCGCCCGGGTGGTTCGGTTCATCAACGCCGACACCCTCTCGGATCCGTTGCGGGTCGCTGTGGAGCGCCGCGCGCGTGACGATTCCCGCTCGGCTACGGAGCGGGCCCGGTGGTCGACGTTCGGATACTTCCTGACCTGCCCGTGGTGCGTGAGCATCTGGGTGTGCGCGGCGACGGCGTGGGTGCCGTTGTGGCACGCCGAGAATCGGGTCGCCTGGTATGTGGGTGTGGTGCTGGCCGCGTCGATGCTGATCGGTGTCGCCGCTCCCCTGTCGGCCGATGAGGAGATCGAGATCGTGGACGCCGACGCCGGCGACCAGCAGGGCTAATCACCCAGTTTGGCTACCTTCCGTGCTGTGGCCACCCCGAACCTGCGCGTAGTTCGCCGCCGTAAAGGATCGCTGACTGCGTCAGCGTCGCCTGCGGTGGTCGCCGCCGTGACGCCGGTCGAAGATCCCACCACGCTGCTGCGCGGCAACACCGGTGGCCGGCGCCGCGCGTGGCAGGAGGAGGCGTGGGAGCACTACCGGCGGGTCGGCGAACTGGCGTATTTCGTGCGGTGGCGGGCCCGTTCGTGTTCGAAGGTGCGGCTGATCGCCTCCGAGATCAACCCGGAGACCGGGGAGCCGACGGGCGGCATCTCTGAGGGCAACGCTGAGGGGCAGCGCGTCGCGGACGTCGTGGCGCAGATCGCCGGCGGCCCGCTCGGCCAGGCCCAGCTGATCAAGCGGGTTGTCGAGGTGTTGACGGTGCCCGGTGAGGTGTGGGTCGCGATCCTGGTGCGCACCGTGCCGGATCCGCTAACCGGCCAGCAGAAGAAGGTCGAGCAGTGGGTGCCGGTGACCCCGAAAGAAGTCGAGCAGTCCACCGACGGCAAGACGGTGCTGATCTCACTGCCGGACGGGACGAAGCACAAGTTCGACAAGGCCAACGGTGACGGGATTCTGCGGGTGTGGAATCCCGACCCGGAGCGCGCGGCGGACCCGGATTCGCCGGTGCGTGGGGTGCTCGATCCGCTGCGGGAGATTGTGGCGACGACGAAGAAGATTCGCAATGCGGACCTGTCGCGGCTGATCAACAACGGGATTCTGGCGGTGCCGCAGGAGGCGTCGCTGCCGTCGGCGCAGGCCCCGACCGCTGAGGGCAGCGACGCGGCGCCGGTGCAGCGGCGTGTGGATGAGTCGCTGCAGCGGGCGATCGTGCGGACCGCGAGCACCGCGTCCGAGGAAGGTGAGGGCAGCCTCGCGTCGCTGGTGCCGATCGTGGTGTCGTTGCCTGGCGACCACGTCGACAAGATAAAGCACATCAAGTGGTCCGATGAGATCACGCCGGTGGCGATCCAGACCCGCACCGATGCGATCGCCCGGTTGGCGATGGGCCTGGACATGGAGCCTGAGCAGTTGTTGGGCATGTCGAAGGCGAATCACTGGTCGGCGTGGCAGCTGGCCGACGCCGACGTGCAGTTGCACGTCTCGCCGGTGATGGAGACGGTGTGCCAGGCGATCTACGACGGCGTGCTGCGGACCGTGCTGGCCCGACTCGGCATCGACCCGGATAAGTACGTGCTCTGGTACGACACCAGCCGGCTGACCGCGGACCCGGACCTGACCGACGAGGCCAAGGACGCCCACGACCGTGGCGCGCTGCGCTCGGAGGAGTTGCTGCGGATCTACGGGCTGCCGGAGGATGCCGGCTACGACTTCGCCACGTTGGAGGGTTGGCAGAAGTGGGCGCAGGACAAGGTTTCCGCGGATCCGTCGCTGCTGCGTGAGTTGTTGCCGCTGTTGGCGCCGGCGGTGCAGGCGGTCGAGTTCCCGGAGCCAGTGACGGCGTTGCCTGCCGGTGATGGCCCCGGCGGTGACGCGGACGGCGGCGAGGAGTCGGGTGCGCAGGGCCGGGAGGAGCCGAAGACCGAGGGCGACGAGCCGGTGGCGGCGTCGGTGAACGGCGGCGGCCGCGAGGTCGGCATGGCTGTCGAGTTGATGGTGACCCGGGCGTTGGAGTTGGCGGGCAAGAGGCGCCGCACGCGCGCGGACATGGATCGGCTGCAGAACGTGCCGGTGCATGAGACGCACCGGTACATGCCGCCGGTCGGTGACGGTGAGGTGCCGACGCTGATTCGGGGCTGGGACGTAGGGCTCGATGAGATCGCGGTCCGGTACGGGCTCGATGCCGATCAGATGCGGCTGGTGGTGCAGCAGCAGGCGCGCCGCCACCTGACCTCTCAGGTGGTGGACGCCTGATGGCTGACCGTGAGCGCGTCGCGCAGATCATCGGGGAGACGTTCACCGAGGAGGTGGAGCGGATGCAGTTCAGCGAGATCGTTGATGACGAGTCCGCACGCGACGAGGACGGGCTGTTCTCGGTGGACGTCGAGAAGGTGGCCGAGGTTGCGGCGGATCGGCTGGCGGCCGAGGGGTTGATCTGATGTGGCCTGATCCTGGTGAGGCGTTGTCGCGGACCATCGACGCCGAGCAGGCGATCTCCGATCTGTACGCCGAGGCGTTGCGCCGCTGGGCGCCGGATGCCCGCGACGTGGTGCTGCCGACACTGGCAGACAAGGCCACCAACGGCGACCCGGTGGTGGCGGCGACGTTGCCGCCCGACCCCGACGCTGTCGGACAAACCCAGTCCCGCTGGGACGCGTTGGCGGACCGGCTGATCCTGTCCGGGCTGGCGATGCTGTGGTCGGTGACCTACACCGCGGCGCGGAACGCGCTCGGCGGGCAGGAGTTGCCGGCCCCGGCGGAGCCCGACGTCGACGCGGACCCCGCGGTGGTGGCGATCATCGCCGCGGCCTCCGGGGTGAGCGCGGCGTCGGTGCGGGACTCCACTGCCCGCGCCGCCGGCATCCCGTCGCTACGCGAGGCGGTGTCCGATTTCGTGGAGGCCCGCCGGCCGGCGGTCTCGGCGGCGCTCGGCGCGGTCCGCGACAAGCTGACCGTGCGCCTGTCGAAGGTGCCGGCCACCGAGCCGGACCGGACGACAGTGCTGCGCGAGACCGCGCTGGAGGTACTCGACGCCGGCTCGCCCGAACTGCGCGACGTCGCACGCCAGGAGGGCTACCAGGCCGCCGGTGTGATGAACCACGCGGTGGTCGAGGCCGCGCGCGGTTCCGACGAAGAACTGCAGAAGACGTGGATCTGCACCATCGACGCCAAGACGCGGCCGACGCACTGGGCCGCCGATGGCCAGCGGGTGCCGTTGGACGGGAAGTTCACGATCGGCGGTGAGCAGCTCGCCTACCCGGGTGATGAGTCGGCGCATCCGCGGGAGTGGAAGAACTGCCGGTGCCGGGTCGGTGTGCTGGCCCCCGACGAGGCGTTGCCCGACGAGGTCGATCGGCACACCGAACGCCTCGGCGGCCGTGACAGCGTGGCGATCAATCGGCACGGGCGCACCCAGGCGGAGGAAATTGAGCGGCGACGCGAGGCCGGCAATGTGCGGGCGCGTGACGATGAGGACGGTATCGGGCGGGTGACCGCGGCGGGTTGGGCCGCACCGAGTGAACAGGAGATGAGCATGGCCGAGGACCAGGGCACCGAGACGTTCCTGACGTGGAGCGGCTACATCGGGAAGCTGGGTGTGCCGACGTCGGATCGGCGGATTCTGGCCGCCGACATCGACCTGGCGATGCGGGAGTTCCCGCTGCCGATGGCCTGGCAGAAGCAGGCCGTCGGTGGGCACATGGATAGCTTCACCGTCGGCGTGGTCGAGGAGGCCAAGATCGACGGCGACCGCGTCTGGGCGCGCGGCTATTTCCTCAACGACGTAGGCGACGACACCATCTGCCTGGAGGCGATCGACAAGGTGCACCACAAGGTGTCGGCGCCCAGCCTGGACCTCGGTGCCGCCGAGTACCTGTACACCGACGAGAACGGCAAGGAAATCGAGGGCGACCTGTTCGACTGGTGGGAGGAGAACGGCGAACCTTACGCCTACTTCACGAAGGCCGAGGTCACCGGTTTCACGCTGGTGCAGACCCCGGCGTTCGACGGCATCGACATCGAGCTCGGTGAGCGTGAGACCCGCGACCTCGCGGTCGTCGCGTCGATCATCGCCTCCGTCGATGGGCCGCGGCTGGCTACCTACGACCCGGCACTGTTCGAGGATCCGAAGCTGCCCCGGCCGACCGCGCCGACGATGGACAACAAGACCGGCCGCGTCTACGGGCATCTGGCCGAGTGGGGCCACACCATCCGCGGCGGGCGCGAACTGACGCCGCGGAACAGCAACGGGTACCTGAATTTCCACACCAGCCAGGTGCTGCTGGAGAACGGCAAGCAGCTTTCGGTCGGCCGGCTCACCGTGCAGGGCGGGCACGCCGACACCTCGCCGGGTGTCACCCTGGCGACCGCGCGGGCGCACTACGACAACGTGTGCACGGCGTTCGCGTTGGTGCGGGTCGGCGAAGACGAGCACGGCATCTGGTTTTCCGGTGTGCCGGCCCCGGGGGTGGACCCCGAGGTGTTCCAGGCGGGGATGACGGCGCCGCTGTCCGGTGACTGGCGGGACTGCGGGTTCGGGCTGGACATGATCGGCGCGCACGCGGTCAACTCCCCCGGTTTCCCGATCTACAGCGCGGTGACCGGACCGGACGGGCAGGACGTCGCGTTGGTGGCCAGCCTCGGGCCGTCGCGTCGGTCGCGGCGCACCGATGGTGGTTTCACCCTCGACCGCGATTCGATCAAGACGCTGCTGGTCGAGGTAGTGGAGACGTTGGATCAGCGTCGCGCTGACCAGCAGGCTGCGCTGGCCGCCCGGTCGCGGACGCAGTCGGCGCTGGCCCGGGCCCGCGAGACGGTCGGTGACCCGCCGGCAGAGCCCAGCCACACGGAGCGCGTCGCCGCACTGCTGGAACGGATCTGACATGGGCTGCAGTTGCCGGGGCGGGCGCCGCGCCGGGTCGACCACCCGCAACAACACCAAGGTGCTCGGGTTCGACTACGTGCCACCCGACGGCGGCGACCCGATCCGGTTCCTGACGTCGTTGGAGGCCAAGCGCGAACAGCGGCGCCGCGGCGGCGGAACGATCTATCAGGTCACCGAGAAGCAGTAACCCGGAGGCGTGGGCGGGTGCGCTGCACCCTGTGCTCCTAGTTTTCCGCGGCAAGAGAGTTCCTGCTGGCTGCGGGCCGAGGAGCGATCGGACACAAGTCAAGAACGACGACCCAGAAAGTGAGTCCGACGTGGACCCGTTCGAGCTTCCCGACCCACTGCCCGCTACCGCAGCCGAACTTGCGGCGCTCGCCGATAAGGCGACCAAGGAGATCCGCGTGTTCCAGGCACGCGCCGAGGCCGGCGACGAGCTGAGCACCGAGGACGCTGAGCGTCTGGAGTACCTGCTGGATTCCCGCGACACCGTCCAGGCCGCGCACGCCGAGGCGACCGCCGACGAGCAGGATCACACCGGCAAGGTGTCGAGCCTGCTGGACCGTGCCAAGGGCGCCGCCGAGGATGCTGCCGGTGACGCCAAGGACGAGGCGCCGGCCGACGCCGACGCGGACGCTTCCGACGACGACGATGCCGCCGGCGACGGTGGCTCCGACGTGGTCGCCGAAGCCGAGCAGATCACCGAGGACGCCGCTGACCGCAAGCCGGTCGCCGCGGCCGCCCCGGTGTCGTTCGCCGGTGCTGCTGGCGGTGCCGTGCCCGCTGCCGGGGCCGACTCCGACGTCAAGAAGGGCTGGGAGTTCCTGCCGTCGGCGCCGAAGTACGGCGAGTTCGGCAACGCCAAGGTCGGCTCCCACGAGATCGCCCTGGCGATCGATTCGGTGGGCGTTGGTCAGCGCACCGGCCGCCAGCAGACCGGCAGCCGCATGCTGAATGGGGCGTCGTTCGCCACCCAGGCGATCGCACGGATGGTCCGCCCGCACGGCAAGGTCATCGAGAACGCGCAGGATCTGCACGTCGAACTGGAGCGGATCGCCCTGGGCATCCCCGGCCAGTCGGGTCCGGTCACCGCGGCGGCGCTGGTCGCCGCTGGCGGCTGGTGCTCACCGTCGGAGACCCTGTACGACTTCTGCCCCACCGCCCCGGCACAGGGCCTGGTGTCGCTGCCCGAGGTGAACATCAAGCGCGGCGGCATCCAGTTCCCCGCCGAGCCGGACTTCTCCGGGCTGCTGACCGGGTTCCACTTCACCGAGGCGGAGCTGCAGGCCACCAACGGCGAGGGTGTCCCGACCGCGTTCAAGGAGTGCGTCGAGGTTCCCTGCCCGGACGAGATGGTCGAGTACCGGCTGGAGGCGATCGGTTACTGCATCGAGGCCGGCATCCTGCAGCGTCAGGGTTGGCCCGAGCTGATCGAGAAGTTCGTGGACGAGTTCATGGTCGCGCACTTCCAGCGGCTGTCGCGGCTGAAGGTCGCCAAGATGGTCGCGGCCAGCGACGCCAAGACCGTGCCGAACGCGTCGGTGCTGGGCGCCACCTCCGGTGTCCTAAACGGTCTGCACGTGCAGGCCCGCAACCTGCAGATCAAGACCCGCAAGACCACCATCGAGGGTGTCGCCCCGATCTGGTTCCGCGACGTGCTGCGCGCCGACCTCGCCCTGCGCGACGGCACCGACGTGCTGAACATCTCGGACGCGCAGATCGATGCGTGGCTCGCGGTGCGCGGGATCTACCTGCAGTACGAGGGCACCTGGCAGTCGCTGGAGGCCGGCCAGCCCGGTCACCTGGACACCACCGAGTGGCCCGACAGCGTGCAGGTGCTGCTGTACCCCGCGGGGACGTTCTTCCAGTCGCTGGACAACGTCATCACCTTCGGCGTGCAGTACCCGATGGATCGGTTGCAGGTCAACCGCTACTCGCACGCGTTCGTGGAGGACTCCTTCATGGTCGGGAAGCGTTGCGACCCGTCGCTTCTGGTCACCGTCCCGCTGTGCGTCAACGGCGCGATCGGGGCCCGGGAGCAGATCGTGTGCGGCACCGGCGGCGGTGGTGGCGGCACCGGTGAAGGCGAAGGCGAAGGCGAAGGCTGACGCTGATGGCGGCGAGTGGCCCCACCTTCGGGTGGGGCGGCTCGCACCCCAGGAACGGCGGGTGGCGTGAGCGCAACCGAGGCCGCTTGCGCCACCCGCTAACCGGCCCATAGGAGGAAAGATGACCGCCCCGACTTCGCCCCTGTTGCTCCCAGTCCCGTTCGACGCGCCGCTGGCGAATCCAGCGCCCAACGGGCTGTTCGCCGCGACCACGTGGGTCGAGGAGGACGGGCCGCTGCGTTGGCTGGACGGCGGGGTCGACGTCCGGGTGTTCAACTACGGCGGCGAGGAAGCGTTCGGCGTCTGGACGGCGCCGTGGTGCGCGTCCGCGGACGACCTGGACGACACGGATGTGAAGGACGGCGAACGGCCGGACTTCCCCGATTCTTTTGCGGCGATGACGGTCTGGGCCACCGACGAGTGCGACCTGACCAAGCAGTCCCAGGACGAGGTCCGTACCCGCGCCGCGCAGGTGCTGCGGCTGCAGGAACAGACCGCGGCCGAGGACGTGTTCGCGCAGCGGCTGCTCGCGGATGCCCCGGCCGCGGTCGCGGTGGCCGACGTCGTCGCGGCGGTGAGCGCGCTTGAGGCGGCGTTGGCGAAGACCAACACGGTGGGCGTCATCCACGCCGGCGCGCAGTGGGCTGCCGTTGCGGCGCAGGCGAATCTGATTGTGAGGTCCGGGACGGGGTTGAAGACGCCGCTGGGGCATACGTGGGTGTTCGGCGGCGGTTATGTCGACACCCTCGGTGGTGTGCTGGTGGCCGCGTCGCAGCCCTACGGGTGGCGCAGTGCGGCTGAGGTCCGCGACGCCATGACGTTGCAGCGCAATCGGTATCGGGCGATCGCGGAGCGGTCGCTGGTGATCGGTTACGAGGCGGCGGTGGCTGCGGTCGAGATCGGTGCGGCCGGCGGCGGTTCCGGCGACGGCGAAGGTGAGGGCTGATCATGCCTGCTGGTGTCGAGGTTGAGGTCGAGGACGGTTTCGCAACGATTTTCTTCGCGGACCGCAGCAAGCTGGGCCCCGGGTTGGCGGCGCTGCTGGCTATCGGTGGCCCGGAGACGGTCGAGTCGTTGACGTTGCCGCGGCGCCGGTATCGGGTGCCGGAGGGCAACGCGCGGGCGGCCGGATTGCTCGATGATCCGCCCGCGCCGGCCGAGCCTGTGGCGACCGACCATGAGGGCACCGCGGACGGTGACCCTGACCAAGAGCCGCTACCCACTGGCGATTTCGCTCCCGCCGAGGCTGCCCCGAAGCAGTGGCCCGACGGTGAGCCGGACGACGACTGGAAGCGTTTAGAACTGGACGCCTACGCACGCAGCCTGGGCATTGATCCAGCGCCGTTGTCGAACAAGCCGGCGGTGCTCGCCGCCATCAATGAGGCCCGGAGGGACCGCGGATGAACAGCGAACTGATCGCCTACGCGAAGCACTGCTGGAAGTCGATCGCCGCGTTCGGTGCGCTGCTAGCCACCAACGTCGCGACCCGCTGGGTAACCAACAACGAACCACTGCCTGAAACCGGCAAGGACTGGGCTGCCTTCGCGATCACCACCGTCGGCGGCACCTGGCTGGTCTGGGTGAAGGCCAACGGTGACCGCCCCGCCAAGCCGGCCGCAGACGGGTGACATGGCGGCTGGTCCGCGCTGACGCGCTGCAGTTCGTCCAGCTCTACCTCCTGGCAGCGGCCGTTGTGCGCGGCGTCGACTACATGCTGACCCCCCCCGGGTCGTCAGTGCTGCTGAACACCGCCGAACAAGCCATGCCGCTGTGGGTGTGGGCGTGCGCTTTCATGCTGTGCGGTGTTCTCGGTTTGGTCGGTGAATGGTGGATGCACTTCGGCATCAGCCCGCTGCGCTGGCTCGGCTCCTACACCGCGCACTCCGCGCTGACTGGCCTGTATGTGGCAGTGGGCACCGGAGCCCTGATCGATGTCCTGGCCCGGGCGCCGATGCACGGGTTCCGCACCCCCGCTGAATGGTTCGCCATTGCGTTGGCCCATGCGATGTTCGTAAGGAGGCGCGAGCGTGTCTGAGCGTGACCACGCGTTGCTGTCGTCATTGCCGCCGTGGATTCTGCTCGTCCTCACGTTCGTCGTGTTCCTGGCGTACGTGCTGCCGCGCCTGGCCGAGGCGTCAGAGGCCGCTGCGAAACTGCTCGGGCCCATCGGCTCCTATTGGCGTGACCGCGGTCTGCGCCGCGCACAGGCGCACCGCAACGAGGTTCAGGCCGAGGCCCGCCAACTCGCGCAGGAGATCGTTAACAAGGTCACCCCACCGGACTACGCCGAGATGGGCCGACGGCTAGAAAACATGGACAAACGGGTGCGGACGCTGGAGCGATCCGAGCGGCTCTACAAGGCGTACATCGTCTATGACGCGGACTGGCACTTCGATGACGAACTCGCCGCCGTCGGCCACCCGGACTGCAAGCCGGCGCCTCGGCTGAGCTTCGACCAGTTCGAGGAATTGCACGACAACGGATGGCGTCCCGGGCAGCCGCTGCCGCGCACCGACGCCTGATGCACCCTGCACTCTTACTGTCCGAACTACCTCGGAGACCGAAAAAGAACGGCGCACGCAGCGCCTGAAACCAGGAGGTAGGACAAGTGTCCTTCGCTGTCGTCAAGGGCGAACGCCTGCGCATCACCAAGACCAACAGCTGCGGCCGCCCGATCCCCGGCGCCGCGAACCAGCTTGTGACCGAAGGCTTCATTCGGGCCAACCTCGACCCGAACATGAAGGAGGCCGAAGACCTCACGTCGACCAACGCCGCCGGTAAGGAATGCGTGGTCGACCGCACCCCGGCCGAACGCCGCTGGTGGAACACCGAACTGCAGCTCTGCGACGTCGACCCCGACGTGTTCTCGCTGCTGGCGTCGTGGACGCGGCTGCTGGGCCCGGACGGCAAGCCGATCGGTGTCCGTGACCGCGCTTCGGTGGACGCGGATTTCGGTGTCGCGATCGAGGTGTGGACCGGAGGCAAGAGCGACGACGACTGCCCCGAGCCCGAGGACGACGCGTCGTTCTTCTCCGCGCCGGCGTCCGGCCGCCAGTACGGCTACCTGTTCTTCGTCGCCAACGAGTTCGTGTCTTCGGCGCTGACCGTGGAGGCGTCGCCGTCGACGTTCACGATGACCGGTCGCACCGTGGCGCCGAAGCATTGGTTCCGCGGCCCCTACAACGTCGCGGCGATCGACACTGCGGGCACCCCAGGCCGTCTGCTGGTCCCGGCCTACGACAAGGACGACGACAACCACGTGCTGCTGTTCCGCACGCCGGTTGCGCCGCCGGAGCCCACCGACGGTGCGGTGCCGCTGGCCGTCGAGTCGATCTTCGTGGCACCGGACTACTACGTCGCCGGCCCCGGCGGCGAGCCGGCCGCCGACGTCGCTCCCGCGCAGCCGACCGTGCCCGCCGGTGGCGGCGGTGGTGGCGGCGGTGAGGGCGAAGGCTGATAGCCGCCCGCCCCAGTGACTGCTGACGACCGGCCTGACACGCTGCTGCTGCTCTCAGGTGGAATCGACTCCGCCTATTGCCTGTGGCAGCGTGTGCAGGCCGGTCTTCGCACGCGCACCCACCACGTCGTGCTGTCGGACCATGAGGGCCGCGCCGACGTCGAAAACTATGCGGTTCGCCGGGTTCTGACGTGGATGCGTCGCCACGGCGGCCAAGGGCTGATCGAGCACACCGAGTCCGCGATGGACTTCCGCGGCATGTGGATCCCGAAGAACTTTCACGCCTGGGCGTACTGGGCCGGGGTGATCATGGCCTCCCCCGACGGGCAGTCGATCCGCACGGTGATCCTGCCTCGGCATTCCGATGCGTTCCCGGGTGGGCCCGACTCGCCGGGGGCCCGCAAGTCCGACGCCGCGTATCGCGGGCACATCGAGTTGATCGCCGGTCGGACACCGGAGTTGGCGTTGCCGATGGTGCACCTGACGAAGGCTGAGGTGGTCGCGGCGATGCCCCCGGACTTGTTGCGGGCGTGCTGGTGGTGCCGGCGGCCGCGCGCGAGCCGCGCATGCCACCAGTGCCCTACGTGCAAGCAGGTCGACCCCGCGCTGCGGGCCCGCCGACAGCACCCTGCCGACTTACCGTGACCCCATGACCTGCCAGTGGCCGATCGACCGGACGTGCCTGCCGAAGCTGCCGGCGCTGCCAGATTCGCCGAGCCCGGAGGAACAAGCCACCTACGACGAGGCCAAGGCCCAGCACGACACCGCGGAGGGCTTGGCGGTGTTCATTCTGTGGGCGCTGTCTGGCCGCCAGTTCGGCGCGTGCCCGGTGACGGTGCGTCCATGCCCAGCGGCCCCTGATCGGGTCGTGTCGGCCCACACAGGCCCATCCTTGATGGGTTGGGACCGCGGCTACTGGACGTCGTTCGAGTGTGGCTGCGTTGGCCGCTGCATCCTGTCGGGCCCGTCGATGGTGCATTTGCCCGGTCCGGTTTCCGAACCGACCGACGACTTCCCAGTGATCGTGACGATCGCCGGCGAGGAGTTGGACCCCGCGGAGTTCGTGGTCGAGGGCGACGTGCTCTACCGGCGCGGCGGACGGCCGTGGCCGGGACAGAACCTGACGCGGCCTCTCGGTGAGTCAGGCACGTGGTCGGTGACCTACCGGCGCGGGGTGCCGGTGCCGGCCGAGGCAGGCCGGCTCGCGGGCATCTTGGCGCGCGAGTTCCTGGCGGCCTGCACCGGGGACGATAAGTGCCGGCTGCCGAGCAACGTCGCCGCGGTCACCCGGCAAGGCGTCACGCACCGCTACGACACCCTGTCCGCGATCCTGGCGGCCGGCAAGGTCGGAATCCGTGAGGTGGACCTGTGGTTGGCGGCGGTCAACCCGAATCGTCTTGTTGCGGCGCCGGAGGTGCTGTGACTTCCCCCGCGTGCGTGGACCCGGCCAGCGAGATCGTGACGGTGTTCATCGCGGCGATGCGCGGCTACTTCGCCCCCGACAGTGAATGCCCGCCGGACGGTGGTGGCACCACTGCGGTGCGGTTCTTCGCCGGTGACGGTGCGCTGCCGGCGTGGGAGCCGCATGGCAGCGGTTGCGACGCACCGTTTCTGTGGGTGCGCGCTGCGCGCCGGTATCGGTCGAAGGCCAGCAAGTTCCCCGCGGCCCACGTCGGTGACGGGCCCTGCGGCGAGGCGGACGTGATCCGGGTGCTTGCCGTCGAGATCGGTGTGGGGCGATGCACGTCGATGACTGACACCCCGAACTGGGACACGCTGGCTGATGAGGCCGAGATCAGCCTCGATGATTCGTGGCGGATCGAGCAGGCGTTGTGCTGGGCGACGAAGAAGTTGCGGCAGCCGAATCGTGCAGTGGCCACCGATACCGTCGAGCCATTCGGGCCAGAGGGCGGGATCGTCGCGTGGACCGGCATGGCTTTTGTCCAGATCTGAGAAGGGATTCGGCGATGGTGCACATGGTGACGGTGCGGGGCAGCCTGACGCCGTGCGCGGGCGTGCTGGCGCGTGGTGAGGAGCGGACGGTCGCGGTGACCGACGATCTGCGGATGTGGGTTGCCCGTGGTTGCGTCGATGTGGTCGACGGCAGTCTCGACGCGCCCGCTGCGCCGGTGGAGTTCCCCGGTGACGGCATCCCGAAGGTGGGCATCGAGGTTCCGCTCGGTGAGACCGCGGAACTGGTCAGCGACGACACCGGCGGCCCTTACGAGGTGCTGCCCGAGGTCGACAACCCCGACAGCGACGCGCCGCTGGATCCGCTGCCCGATTACCCCGTACCGACGCGCAACGGCTCGCGCGGGGACTGGGCTGAGTTCATCGCGGCACGCGGCCTCGGCGTGACCGAGGGGAAGTCGCGCGACGAGCTGCGCGACATCTGGGATCAGCACGTCGCCGCTGGCGGGGAGTAGCGGATGGCCGGGTATCGGCTCGACATCGTTGAATCCGCACTCTCGGGTGTGGTGCAGGACGTCGGCCGGCGGCGCCTGGCGTCGCTGCAGCGGCGGATCGCCAATCAGGCCCGCGCGGATGTGCCGGTCAAGACGGGCAACCTCGGCCGGTCGATCCGCGAGGGTGAGATCAAGATGGTGGGTCCGTTCCGCGTCGAGGGCAGCGTCGAGGCGACCGCCGACTACGCCGCCGCGGTCCATGAGGGCTCGCGTCCGTATGTGATCCGGCCGCGTAAGGCGAAGGCGTTGCGGTTCCAGGTCGGTGGCCGGACGGTGTTCGCGGCGCGGGTCAATCACCCGGGTGTGCGGGCGCGTCCGTTCCTGCGGAACGCTGCTGAGCGGATCGCCGCGCAGGAGTCCTGACGTACTGACGTACTGACGTAATTGCGTCCCGGCGTGGTTGCACGCCTTGTCGGCATTCTGCACGGCATGACCACTTTCGCCTCGGATGGAACTCCCCAGACGGCCGCTGCCCCGTCCAATGCCCCTGCTGCGCACCCCGCGCCGCCCGCCGACCCTGCCCCGGCCAGCGAGTCGCTGCCCGCGGTCCCCGCCGCCACCGCCGTCGCCACCCCGGCCGCACCGACGCCGTGGACGCATGAGGGCGAGTGGGAGCACGACTGGCTCGACTTCCACGGTGACCGGCTGGCGTTCCGCGTCCCGAAATCGGCGGCCATCCAAGGGTTCGTCATGGCGCAGTCGAAGTACGCGCCGGCCGATCTGCGCGGCGAGGCCGCGAACCTGTTCCTCATCAAGCACCTGTCGCCGGAGAGCTTCGACCGGGTGCTGTTCCGCATGTCGAATCCCGACGACCCGGCCTACTCCATCAAGACCGTCTCCGAGCTTGTCGAGGCGATCATGAATCCCGGCATCGAGGTACTCAAGGCCGAAGCCGAGGCGCTCACCGCCGGCGAGGACGAACCGAAAACGGACGAGAAGGCGTAGCACCCTGCCTCGCTAACTTGACCGCGTGACCACGTCTGTCGGCTCGATCAAGCTCGATCTGTCGATCGACGGCTCTGATGCGTGGCAGCAGGTCGCCTCCGAGGTGAACAAGGCGATGGGGCCGGTTCTTTCGGAGGTAAACAAGCTCAACGCCGAGGTCGCCAACGCCAGCAAGGGGGCGGCGTCGTCGGTGTCTCAGGCCGGGGAGTCGGCGCGCAAAGCGGCCAGCGAATACAACAACCTGACGGGTGTTCAGGCGAAGGCTGCCGACGCGACGCAGAAGGTGGCGCGCGCGAACAGCACCGCGGCCTCGGAGGTCGGCAAGGCCGGTTCGGCAGCCAGCAAGGCGGGCTCGGATTACAGCAAGCTGACCGACGAGCAGAAGAAGGCGGCGGCTGCCGGCGAGCGGGTTGGCACGACGATCGGCAAGAGCATCGTCGGGTTCAAGAACGCCGGCGACGCGGCGCTCGGCGCGGTCGGCAAGATCGCAAAGTTCACCGGCATAGCAGGGGCGGTTACTGGGGCGGTCGGTGGGCTCGCTGGCGGATTCAACGTGCTCCGACTCGGCATGAACCGCCTCAACAACATCGAACAGGCCGAGGCGAAACTCCGCGGGCTGGGCCGGACGACTGAAGAAACCAAGTCGATCATGGACTCGGTTACCGCGTCGGTGAAGGGCACCGCGTTCGGCATGGACGAGGCGGCGAACTCGGCGGCGGTGTTCTCCACGATGGGCGTGCGGACCGGCGACGACATGACCCGGACCATGAAACTGCTGTCGGACGCCACCGCGCAGGCCAACTCAAGTTTCGGTGAGATGACCCCGATCTTTCAGAAGGTC